AGAGGAGCAAAAGGTATTAGCCGACATCCGGTATCACGAGGAGATAAACAACCTAGGTGACGACGGGGTAGATTACAAGAGCAAGATCAATCAATTGATCGAGTATAAGGAGACGATTATCAATGCGGACAATACCATCCAAGCTATCAATGAGATCAAGAACGATCTCGAGAGCGAGGTTGAAGACATCAATCCATGATACCATGAATGAGATTTATTGGATCACAAGATTAGATGCCATACAAACGTTGGCGATAATCGCAGTATTTATCTTGGGGATATTAATTGCCATATGCATTTCCTTATGGTATATGGAAGATGACTTTGAAAACAATTCTAAGTTTAAGAACATGGCTATCAAATGTGCCGCCTATATATCAATCCCTATTTTTTTGCTAGTGTTCATCCCCTCTAAAAGGGATATGCTGATGATTATCGGAATAGGCGGAACTATAGAATATCTCAAGTCTAATGATACCGCCAAGGAGTTGCCGGATAAGGTTATCATGGCTATCGATAAGTTCTTGGATGATACAATAGAGGAAGAAAAATGAATAAAACCGATAGACCTATTAATAACCAAGTTTTATAACAATGAAAGAAAGAAGAATCCCACCCTAGGAAATGGCTAGGGCAGGTAGCTAACCATAATAAATTCATATTATTATTCAGGGTTACAGGGGGTTCGAGTTCCCCCGGCTACCACGCTTAAATCACATTGCTAATTATTATACACTTCTCAACCAAGACCTTAATATACTGCCGTGAGGCAGGCAATTAGATATTAGTTATTATTAAACTGTGCCGGGGAATCCCACCCCGGCAAACGCTCCCTTAGCTCAGTTGGTCGAGAGCATTCGCCTCATAAGCGAGAGGTCGCCGGTTCAAGCCCGGCAGGGAGCACGTTTCACCCCTAGGGGTGCTTATTCAATCAGAAAATCAGTCACAATTTACAAAGCAGGTCTCCGTCCGTGAGGATATGAGGCCTTTCTTCCGAATTTTAAAAACAACAATATATATGATAAAGAGAAACCAAGCATGGTTCTGGAAGATATTCCGGGCCATAAAGAGCATTATCATCTTTACTTTTAGGATGGTCTTAGCTACAATATTGGGACTGGCCTCAATAGTCGCAATCTTCGAATGGAATGAAAAACCTTCTCATATCCATTTACTGATATTTGGCATAGTATCAGTATTTGTTGTGATAAATCAAATCGTAATAATGACTTATGAGTCAGAAAAATGATTTCGGGGTGTTGTACGTGGTACAAGCCCCATCAAGACCGAATCGATCGAGGAAGGACGATATCCTAGACGAATTAAAGACACTTAGCAAAGAAGAATTGATAGAGATAAGAAAAGACATTGTAGAACTAATAAACGATAAATAAAATGGCTGCTATAAAATCTTACAAGGGATTTGACAAAAATTTAAAATGCCGGGATTTTCAATATGAAATAGGCAAGGAATATGAGATGGATGGAGAGATCAAGGTGTGTAGCAGAGGGTTTCACGCTTGCGAAAGCCCGTTTGATGTTTTTGATCACTATACTATGATAGACTCTAGGTTTTGCGAAGTAGAGCAAGACGGAAATATATCCAAGGAGGATAGAGGGACAAAGATTTGCTCATCGAAAATAAAAATAAAAGCAGAGTTAAAATTGGCTGACATGATCAATCTTGGAGTTGAGTGGCTAAAAGAGATCACATCACCTGAAAAAATAAAAACGAGCATAAAGGATAATTCGTCCGGCGACGGTGCCCAGATTGGTTCGTCCGGCTACGGTGCCCAGATTGGTTCGTCCGGCTACGGTGCCCAGATTGGTTCGTCCGGCAACGGTGCCAAGATTGGTTCGTCCGGCGACGGTGCCCAGATTGGTTCGTCCGGCAACGATGCCAAGATTGACAGCACTGGCGAAGACTGTGTCATCATGTGCGCAGGTATTAACTCAGTAGCAAAAGCCTCAAAAGGATCATGGATAACACTATCCGAATGGTCTTATTCGGATAAAAAGCAAAGATATATCCCCGTTTGCGTAAAAACGGAATTTGTTGACGGGGAGAAGATAAAGGCGGATACATATTACAAATTAGATGGAGGGGTATTTAAAGAAATACAATAGCCCCAAGGCATTGCTTATCGGAGGATCGCATGAGAGACATCTACATCAAAGACCCCGACGGCGAACCGGAGTACGACGGGGAGGAAGACAACGAGGAATATGAGGAGAGCATGGAAGAGCTTAGGTTCCTATGTGATTCATATAATTGGTAACACCTACCCTTACGAGGTGCAACCCCGACCCAGACCGGCAACCGATATCCTAGACAAGTGGTAGGCCATGACGATATCATTGGCCCGGTGGAAAGGGACACGGTAGTGAGGGAAGGGCGGCCGATGGTCTTAGTCCGGGTTCGACTCCCGGAGGCTGACGAAACATTTTAAAAATAAATATTATGCCTATTTTAAAGAAAACAGACGTTAGGCCGCTTAGACCTATTATCATGGTCATTTATGGCACACCGGGAACAGGAAAGACATCCCTTTCCAACACGAGCGAGAACCCATTATTGATTGATTGCGACCGGGGATTTGACCGGGCGGCGAATCAGGTCGACACGCTTACGGCGCAAACATGGGAGGATATCCTCTCCGAGGAAAGCTCGATGAAAGGATATAAAACCATTATCGTGGACACGGCGAAATCTATGCTGGATGATTTCTTGGCCGTATATGGGGTTAAGCAAGATTACAAGCTGAGCAAGAACAAGCTTAAATTGTTCGGTTACATAGCGGACGAGTTCAAGAACTTCGTCAACAGGAGACGGTCCGATTGCTCGGATATCATCTTCGTATGCCATGACAAGGAGACCCAAGAGGGAGACTTGATAAAGCATTCCCCGGACTGCACGGGACAATCCAAGGACCTATTGATCCGTATAGCGGATCAAGTGGGATTTATCACCATGATAAACGAAAAGAGAACCATATGTTTCGATCCTACGGATACCACCGTAGGGAAGAACGTGGCGCAAATACCGCCAACCGTGATACCCGAATGCAACTCAGCGGAGTTTCCCTCCTTCATGGCCGGTATAGTGTCAAAGGTTAAAAAGGCCATACAAAGCAAGACCGAGGAACAAAGGATCGCCATGGAAGCGTTGGATCGAGCGAATATAGCGCTGGAAGCCGTGGAGACGGAGGAAGAGGCGAACCGTATGATAGAGATAAAACAATCTCTAAACAAGGTATTCGAGAGACCTTTCAAGGAGAAGATGATAAAAGTCCTAGGAGAGAAAGGATTCGTATTTAACAAGGAAACGGGTAAATTCGTCAAGGATGAAAAGGTTGCTTAGGGTGACCCAACTGGAGAAGTTCAGGCGTTACATAACGGAACATTCCGAATATGATGACGAGCGATCGGTCATAGACAATCTCACCGGGCAATTCACGGGAAACCAGTATACGAGAGTGGGGACGGCCTTCCATAAGATAGTGGAAGGCGATACCCTCGGATGCAAAAAGATCCCGGGGACGGAGACGGAGATCCCGGGGAGGGAGTTCGATATAGACGGCTACCCCGTGAAGCTGGACTTGAAACAATGCAAGACAGCTCTGGAATACAAGAACCGCTTCCCCAATGCCTTCCACGAAATAAGGGAATACATGGACATGGGGGAAATAGTCATAACGGGTTGTGCCGATATCATAAACGGACTTGAGATAAGGGATATAAAGACGAAATACTCCCCTATAAAGGACTCCGATTATACGGATAGTTGCCAGTGGAGATTCTATATGGAGCTATTCGGCGTGGGAGACTTCTTTTTCGACTTGTTCCAGTTCGTCGGATACGACAAGGACAAACATGGTTATGATGTCCGTGGACTGGAGCTTAAGCCTTACGCCCCGGCTATCGGATGTCATTGGTACAACACCATGGAGCAAGACAATCGTATATTGCTTAAGGAGTTCGTCCAATGGTCCAAGTTCAGGGGGCTATTCGATAATTTACCAATCTACAAATCATAAAAGAGCATGAGCAAGAGCATAAACCAATGCCTATTGATAGGCAACGTAGGTAAGGACCCGGAAATAAGGACTTTCGATAATGGGGTCAAGGCGGCGACATTCTCCTTGGCTACCTCCACCGGAGGTTACAAGAGGCAGGACGGCACGGATGTGCCGGAGAAGACGCAATGGCATAACGTCGTGACATGGCGTGGACTGGCCGATATAGCTGAGAAATACATCCACAAGGGAGACAAGGTGACAATCCTAGGGACGATCAATTACAGGGAGTACGAGAAAGACGGCATAAAACGGTATGTTACCGATATATTGGCATACGATATCATGTTATGCGGAAAGAGCGACAGCGCCGGTCCCAGACCTCAAGTGACCGCCAACGACGTTCCATCCCAATCTGATTTCCCGCCTATGGCTCAACCCATAGACGATTTACCTTTTTGATGTATGGTGTTCAACACGAGAAACGCATTTGACAGGGAGAGAGCGATAACTTATTTCAATAAGATCATTAAATCGGGGGAATTCATCGAGGTATCAATGAAAAGGAAGCAAAGAACCTTGAACCAAAACGCTCTCTTCCACTTATGGATACAAGTGATAGCAGATCATGCCGGTTATACCTCCTTGGAGGATTGCAAACGGGATGTCAAGAGAGCGTTACTAGGAATGAGAGAAGACATGAACAAGATCACCGGAGAGACACAGATGGTGGATTACCAGACATCTTCCATGACAACCTCCGAGCTGTCCTCACTCATGGATAAGATGAAAGTCTGGGCGCAAACCGATCTAGGTTGTTATCTTCCCTATTTCGGAGATCCCGGCTATGAGGAAATGTATCAACAATACTGCAGGAGATGAGAAAAAGCGACAGGCCTCCAAATTACCTTATCGATAAGATCGTGAGGCATACCAACATTATTACTACCGCCTCTTATGGCAGCGTCAAATACATGGATGCGGCCAGACTCCTTAAAAAGGAGGTCAAGAAGCTGGAAACCTATAAAAGAAATGAGAGATCTTAAATACTGCCTCAATGAGGCTTGCTCTAAAAGACATTGCCTTTGCCATCAACGGCAGAAGCACTGGACATACCCGTCTAAAAAAGATGGGGAAACTGTAAGGCCGGAATCGGCCTTATTTGACGGGAATACTCCTTGCAAAGGATATGTCCCACAATACGAAAGAAAGAAATATGGTATTAATTATTAATAAGTTATGACAAATTGGTTTGAGTGCAAGGTCTCTTACGAGAAAATGCTGGAAAATGGCACGCAGAAAAAAGTAACCGAGCCTTACTTGGTAGACGCCCTGTCTTTTACGGAGGCGGAAGCTCGCATCACCGAGGAGATCCGCCCCTTCATCACGGGTGAGTTCACGGTAACAGACATCAAACGAGCTCGTTTATCCGAATTATTCTTCAACGAGAATGGTGATCGGTTCTATAAGATCAAGGTTTATTTTATCACGTTGGACGAGAAGAGCGGAGCGGAAAAGAAAACCGCCGCTACCATGTTAGCCCAAGCCTCTAATCTAAAAGAGGCCATAACCGTGCTAGAAGAAGGCATGAAGGGGACAATGGCGGATTATACCATAGCCTCTGTCTCGGAGACAATGATCATGGACGTGTTCCCGTTCAACGCGGATGTCAATAAGAGAGTTGTTGACATTGATAAAAAAGAGATAGAGAAATCATTGTCTGACACCTCTAAATCAATAGAGGATAAGATGAGAGAGTGCAAGGATATCATAACCCGTGATCCCAAGGAAGGGGACGGAGATCTCATTACGAGAACGCAATCCTTCATCAGGCAAAAGGCCGGGCATGACAAGAGCAAGTTCAAGGAGGCCGCAATAGAGATCGCCTTGCTCCAGAAATCACCAGCTTCCCAAGTATGGTTCATGGGATGTGGACAACTCTTAATTGAAGAGCTAGAGGTTTGATATTGATATTAGTGTGTTTTTCATGGTATTAGATTTAGTTTTTATCCCCGCCGTCCGTGAGGATATGCGGGGATTTCGGGCGGTAAGTATTCCGGGATGAAACGTTACGGAGTGCGCATGACGTAAAGAGGCCGGTTCGATCCCGGCACCGTCCACGAATAACAAACATATAATCATGGGAACAATACAAGATTTAGATCACTTGACAATGGCCATATGCCTTATCACCGCGATACTAGGACTGATCGCATTGATATTGGCCGTATTCTTACTAATAAACGATAAAGAAAGGAGGAATCCATGGGAAAGAAAAGATACGAATTGGTGATAGCCGTTGACCCGGACATAGATAAATCCGGTGTATGCGTACTGTCTCCTTCCACGAGACAGATAATATTAACAAGCCTCCCCTTCCCTTCCTTGATTGACTTTATCAAGGAGGCGAGAGAAAGGTACAAGGGGGTAGACATAGTGGTCATTGTCGAGGCCGGATGGCTTAACGAAAAAAGCAACTTCCATAAGGCTAGGGGTAAATCCGGC